GAAAATCTCATACACGAAACAAACAAGCACAATCAGGTTATCGAGCGCACTTATAAACTCGAAACCGAAGTGACAAATATTTACCACCGCATTGATGAATTGAAAGAAGGCAAGTGATGAAAGAATGGTTTATCGCGGCGCTAGTTCGTGCCGTCCGTACCATCGCACAAGCGGCAATTGCCATGATTGGCACGGCTGTTGTACTCGATGAGGTCAATTGGGTGATGGTCATCAGCGCTGCAATTCTCGCTGGCATCTTGTCGATACTGACCAGCTTGGCAGGTATCCCCGAGGTTGACGGCGGCGCGTCTGTATTCGCACAGCACGCGAAGGAATCCGACGAGTAATGCTAGAAGCGGCAAGCTTGGCAATTCTCGCAATGGGTGCGCTCGCTTTCTTGGCGTGCCTGATAATCATGCTGCTATGGCGGCTTTAAGGAGCTAACGACAACAATTCAAAGAACCGGGGTGCTGCTCAAATCGGGCGGCATCCCGCTTTTTTTGTACCTGAATACGGAGGATGGAAATGGCGAAAACAATCATTGACGTTTCGGAGCATCAGGGCAAAATCAATTGGAGCGCGATAAAGCCACATATCGACGGCGCGATCATCCGATGCGGATATGGCGATGATGACAAGTCGCAAGATGATGATTGGTGGACATACAACGTGCAGCAATGCGAGAAGTTGGGCATCCCGTATGGTGTCTATCTGTACAGCTACGCTGATTCCGAAGCGCACATCAAAAGCGAAATCGCCCATGCTAAAAGGCTGCTGAAAGGCCGCAAGCTGAGTTATCCAGTCTATATCGACCTTGAGGAATCACGTTACGGTGCAATCGCAGTGAAAGCCGCTAACATGTTCTGCAAGGCGATGGAACAGGCTGGTTATTTCGCAGGCGTGTACACGTATGAAAGTTTCTATAACTCATTCATGCGCGGCTACAAGTCTTACACGCTGTGGATTGCACGTTACAACTCCAACAACGGCAAACCAGGCACCAAGCCGCAAATCGGCGTTGACTACGACGCATGGCAGTACACAAGCAACGGTTTTGTAAAAGGATATCCAAACCGCCTTGATATCTCGCTTTTTTATCGCGATTTCCCAAAGGAAATCAACGGCGGAAAGGGTGAATCGTCCACGCCTAAATCGTCCACGAGTTCAGCGGCGAAGGTGCTCGAAATCGCACGCGGCGAACTGGGCAACACCAACGGCACGAAATATGGCAAATGGTACGAGAACAACGTGGACAAGAACGCCTATAACTATGACTTTGGCGCTCATGGCGTGCCGTGGTGCGCTATGTTCGTCAGTTGGGTTTTCAACAAGGCAGGTGCAAAGTGTGCAGGCTTGCCAGGAGCATATTGTCCGACGATGCTGCAAGCAGGCCGCAACGCAAAGAAGGCCGTCAAGACCTCGAACGCGAAACCGGGCGATGTTGTCTACTTCGACTGGGACGGCGGCGAATCTGACCACGTGGGCATCGTTGTCAAGAACTACCCGAATCAGGCGTGCATGGACACGATCGAGGGCAACACAGACAATGGCATCGTGGCAATTAAACGGCGCTACTATAGCTCAATTGTCGGCGTGATTCGGCCTGATTTCTCTGATTCGCCAACGCCCACGCCGAAACCCGCGACGGCTCCTGTTTGGCGAGTGTCCACCGATAAGAGCGGCAAGTCATGGTTGGCAGAGAAATCGACGGGCAAGGCTGGCAAGGCGATTAGGTGGATTGCGATAAAAGGTGCTGGGAAATATCGTGTGTTCACCCGCGCTAATGGCTGGTTGCCGTGGGTAAATGCCTACAACATCAAAGACCTCGAAAATGGCTGCGCTGGCGATGGCTCCGTTATCGAGGGCGTGCAAGTCAAGTCTGGCAAGTACCGCTATGCCGTCAAGGTACGAAACGGCAACTGGTATCCCGACATGATAGGCACGGTGGACACTGGCGGCAGCGGCGATAACTTCGCGGGCGACTTGGCGAATGCAATCGACGGTTTCAGGATTTCTCTAGCTTAGACCAGTATGAATTTAGCTAGCTTTTGGCACTGGAAAATGATGCTAAAAGCCGATTAGTATAGCTAACGCCATTTTAGGCGCTTAAAAACCGTTAGCGTCCACTCTGCCATAGTCGGCGGGGTGGGCGCTCTTTTTTTATACGTTAATCTTCCGCTAAAAAGCGCTTCAACGATTCTAAAAGCGCAGGTCAGAGCTTCGCGGTTCGTCCACGTCGTTATTGCTGGCAGGGCATGAAAAAACCCGCCATGACCTGCATGAACGGGTTTATTCCGATGGTGGAGGCGCGGAGAATCGAACTCCGGTCGATTTCCTGATGACCTTTACGGCCTTTTTTGATTTCCGCGAATCTTCCGCTATTCGCTCTAGGTCGCTGCGAAGAATGTCCACGTCAGGGCGGTAATAACGGTCGATTGTAGTTGAAATGTTCGCATGACCCAGGATGCGCGAAAGCACTTCGATTTGCCCACCTGCGGCGAGGTAGGCTGTCGCGAAGCTGTGCCTCATGTTCTCGATTGTAAGGCGTGGACAATCGGGATGCGTGCGAAGGAATCGCGACCATTGATGCTTCGCGGTCGATGGCGATATGCGCTGTCCACTCGGTGCGAGGATGAAAGCGTCAGATTTCGTCGGGGGCGGGGTGGACATGAGGAATTCCCGAAAGCGCGGATGCATCGGGATTACCCGCGTGCTGCGCTTGGTCTTGGTCTCCTTTGGGTTTCCCCCGCCATGCTTCCTGCTGGCGTTCGGCAGCGCTTGCGTGATGCTGATTGTGCGAGTGGACAAGTCGAAGCAATCCCAGTCGAGGGCGTAGCGCTCTTCTGGCCGCAATCCTTGCAGTAATCCGCTGTAGGCTATGCGCTGTAGGGCAACGGGAGCCGCTATGTCGATGTAATCCAGGAAATCGAGTATTTCCCCGAATGTTTGCAAAACCAAGCTGCTATCGCGGTTTCGCGGCTTCTGGGAGGGCAAGGCGAAGTTTCCGCATGATGGATTGCGCGGAATTAGATCATCGTGGACGGCTTCGTTCAGGATGGTTTTCAAAACGCCGATTGACTTCTTCGCGATGCCGCTCGTCGCGCAAACGTCCACTAGCTCGTGCTGTATGGCGGCGCGGTCGATTTCGCGCAGCTTCATCTCTCCGAGTTGGGGGACGAGCCGTAGCCTGATTTCCTGCTCGTAAGTGTCCAGCGACGATGGAGCGAGCCTAGAAAGCGCGGACGGCCAGTAATGCAGCCTTATGTACTGTTCGAGCGTTATCGAGCCGCTAGGGGCGTTACAGGCTTGCGTTTCGGCAATCATGGCGGCTTCGAGCTGCTTGGCGGCGGAGCGGGTGGACGCTGACGCATAGCGGCGCGGTCGCTTGCCGGAGCTGTCGGGTTTGCCGTATACGGTTACATCATAGCGAGTTTGGCCGTTTTTTAGTTTGCGTTTGCGGATGCTCATTGTTTACGCTGACTTTTCAGGTTCGAAAACTTGATTATTTTTTGGGTAGCTCGCGGCGATGCCACGGGCGTACATTATCAAATCGTGCATTCCCTTTTCTGTGATGCTGTTCGTAATGTCCACCAACTCTGCCTGTTCTGGCGTTAAATCCTGATACTTTGGCAGTTCATCGCTCGTTAGCGCGTCGTACAGCTCATCAGTCGTACATCCGAGGGCGTTGGCAACTTTGATAAACATCGAAATGCCCATGTTGCCAATTGGCGTTTTGCCGCTCGAAATCGTGTAAAGCGTGGTGGGCGGGATGCCTGATTGTTCGGCAATCTTGTTAATGTTCGTGCCTTTTGACTTGCAAAATTCTTTGAGATTCATCGTTTGCCCCTTAATAAGAATTTTTCGTTTGCCCGTAAATTTTATCGTGTTTCCGCTTGAAAATCCCACGAGTTTACGTAATATGAGACTTAGCAATTACGGAAATACGTAAAAGGGGGTGAGCAAATGGCAGTTAAATATCCGAATCTTGCCGCTGAAATCGTTAGACATGGGTTCAGCAACGAAGAGATTTACACCACGACCGCGAAGGCAGTTAAGAAAACGCCAGACACAGTTTCCAACTGGATTGGTGGACGGGCTGGCGAATTGCCCATCGCGGCCGCTTTCGTTATTCGTAACGAGTTCTTCCCGACGATGACCGTCGACTACCTCTTCGACACACAGCCGATTACTTAGCGATTCATCCGCACATCAAGGACGCACCCTGAAAACCGAATACCAACAATCTACGTGTACGCCATAAAGTGCCGTGACCTCTAGCGCGATGACCTACCTGCTTCAAGGATGCGAGCGCGATTCAAGGTGGTAGCACGACGGCAAGTAGCGTGGTAGTTGGATTAAGTAGTATCCATTTCTAGTCACATTACAAGCATCCGCTAGCTACCAATGGAGACGCACGTGGACTTTCCTGTTACCCCACAACGCAACGGGTTCTTCCCTTTTCTCCCCGTTGGTTTCCTCCTTACTCGAATCTTTCCTAGGCCACAAGACGAGCGGGAAAGTCTGGGCATGCGTGCGTCTCTTTTGGTGGCTAACGGCGACTTACTCAAGATTGAAGGTGAAAAATGCAAGCGAAAACAAAAGCGGCACGTGATAGCGGCAACTACCACGCGCCTATCGTCCACGTAATCGACCGTCGGACAACGCCAATTATAGACGATTACGAGCGCGGCGCTGGCATCGGCGGCGTTTTGCTGGCCGTGATGTTCGGCATCATGTTCATCATAGGCGCGTGGTTCGGATGGGCGTAGCTGAGGATTTCAGGAAATTCGAACTAGAACCATACGTGGACGCTGAACTTTTACGGTTCGCGACTGTCTGCAAGCGAGCGGGTTACAGGTCGGTTCGCCTTTGCATCGACCTAGACGAGATAACGACCTTCAACGTCTGGACAAACGAAAACGACCTGCATTCGCTGGCGAACTTCAGCGGCGCGTGGTGGGAAAGGATTCTATGAGATGGCAACTGTAATTGGCATCATGGGCGAGTCAGGGAGCGGCAAGACAACGAGCTTGCGCAATCTCGACCCGTCCACGACTTACATAATCGACGCTGACGGAAAGGGTCTATCGTGGCGCGGATGGATGCGCGACTTTAACGCAGAGAACAAGAACTACGTTCGCACCGATGACCAGAACCGCATCATGGCGTATCTGGCATCAATCAACAGCGGCGCACCACATATCAAAGTCGTAGTGGTGGACACGCTCAACGGCGTTATGGTGGCCGACGAAGGCCGCAGGCGCAAGGAAAAAGGCTACGACAAATGGAGTGATCTAGCGTGGGCGGTTTGGGATATCGTCTGCTACGCGTTGACTATGCGCGATGACATGACCATCGTGCTAACTGCCCACGTTCAGACCGAATCCGACGATAACGGGCGCGTCCACTCCCGTATTAAGACCAGCGGGCGAAAGCTCGACAAGATGCAGATTGAAACGAAGCTGCAAGCGCTCTTGTGGGCGAAGCGCGACGGTGACGGCGAATACGTCTTTGAAGTTCACTCGAACAATTCGACGGCGAAAACTCCGGCGGGACTCTACGAAGCCGAAACCGTACCGAATGACGCTGTGGCAGTTATCAACGATATTCGTGATTACTTCGGGCAAGAAACGATAGCTGCTAAGAGTGATGCATCATGAGCATCTTCACCCAGCTACGCAACAGCTCACCAACTACAACTATCCAGGATCTAACCCGCGAAAACGAGCGATTGGAGCGCTTGCTACGCGAAACCAAACGGCAGCTAGCCATGACCAAAAGCAAGCTGGCGCTGTTTGAGCGCAACCGTCCACTAGTAACGCCGATTGGCGATATGGAAGAAGGCTACGAATGCGGCAATTGCGGCGAGCCTGTAAGCGAGAGCGTCAACGTTTACTGTCCACGCTGCGGCGCTGAGCAGAATTGGGATTGGTCAATGCCTGTTGATGAAAACGCTTTTGATCGGAGGTTCGACCGATGAGCGCCGATTATTTCGTGAGCGACTATCGACCCACTAAGCGCATCGGGATTGAAGAGCTAGACGGCGCTATAAAGCTGCTCATCGACCACGTGGACGATATGCAGGACAACGGCGAAGCTAACGCCGAATTCTACGAAGGCGCGATATTGGCGCTCGAAACCATCCGATATGGAAACTTCAAGTACCCCCACGAGTTCATGGCGGTGCTTGAGAACAAGATACAGGCATACACCGAATAGAAAGGATTTGCAGAATGCCTAATTTCGCGAATTACAACAACGTCGAATCCAACTTCTCCGAAGGCGGATTCAAGCAGGTAATACCAGGCGCGTACATCGTGACCATTCAGGCGGTGCGCACGTCGTGGACGGAACGCAACTACGATACTGGCCTTGATGACGCATACCAGACCATCTACACCGATGCGCAAGGCCAGCAGCACGGCAACGAACCGGGCGTTATGTTCGTGTTCGATATCGCAGAAGGCGAATTCGCAGGCGAGTACAGCCGCGACTTCTACATGAACGGAATCGAGCCGAATCCCGAAAAGGACTTCATTCATCGCTGGAAGTTCCACTGGGGCGATTTGAACAACGAAAAGGATGCGGCACGCGCAAAGTACGTGCTGGAACAACTGAGCGCTAGCAATCCAGGATTTGACGCGCTTGCAGCTTTCAACGCTGATGCATGGCCGCTGTTCGTCGGTAAGAAGTTCGGCGCTGTCCTTAACGGCACGGTCAGAACCAATGACAAAGGCTACGACCAGTGGAATCTGCGCACGTCGGCGAAAATCTACAGCGTCCAAGATATCATCAACGGAGACCACGCAGAACCGCGCATCACCGACAAGCGCACGCAAGTTGGCGCGGCGATATCGTCCACTGCTAGCGGTGGGCAGCAGGCGCAACCGCCAGCGGACATTTACGACGATTTGCCGTTCATTTAAGCCATGAGGACGCTTAAGAAGGATTCGCGTCAGCAAGCACACAAGCACGAGCTAAAAGATAGATGGTGGGCGCTCCACGGGGTGCCCACTGTTGTTGTTAAGCTGGATTTCGGCGATTACATGGTGGACGGCTCGAATAGGTCAGTCGATACAAAACGAAGTATTGATGAAGTCGCTAGCAACATAAGCCGCGAACACGCGAGATTCAAGCGCGAAATACTGCGAGCACGCGACGCTGGTTACAGGCTGGTGATTCTCATCGAGAACCGCGAGAACGTCCACGAGTTAGCCGATTTGGAAGGGTGGACAAACGGCCACTGTAAAAAATGCAAGTATCGGCGCGAGTGCGACCCGCACGATCTAAAATCCACCTGCAAGCGCCACGGCACGAAAAAGCCGATTCAGGGCGAGCAGCTAGCTAAAGCGATGCAGACCATGAGCGACAAGTACGGCGTTCGCTTCGAATTCTGCCACCCTGAATTATCGGCGCGGCGAATATGTGAGTTGCTGGGCATCCAGGTCGATTGGCTCTGCTGCGATTGCTATATGTTTGCGAGCTGTCTTGAATCCGAGGAAATTAAGAAGATGTGCGATAGGGGGTGTCCTTTTTAGTGAACGAAATGCAGCAGGCCGCGCGACGATTGCACGCGCTGGGATTCGCCACGCTGCCAATTAAACCAGGCTCGAAAGAACCAGCGACAGTTCACGGCGTGAAGGACGCAACGCGCGATGACGAGCTAACAGATACTTTCTACGCCACGCATCCCAATCATGGAATCGGAGTTAGCGGCGATGGTTTCGTTATCTTTGATTTCGACGTGAAAGACGGAGTAGACGGGCGCGACCAGCTACTAGGCTGGAAATTGCCCGACACGCTAGCTCAGACAACACCTAGCGGCGGCTATCACCTGTTTTACCGAACGACCGAGGAAGTCAGGCCATCGGTGAACAGCAGCATAGCGGTTGACGTGCGAGGATGGCATAGCTACGTTGTCTGCGACCCTACGCCCGGCTACTGCTTCGAAGATGACGAAGTGGACATAGCAGACGCGAACGATGCTGTCATGGCTTTCTTGAATCATGTGCGTCCACGGCCTAAAGGATACACGCCATACAAGGACGGAGCAGCCAAGAACGGCAAAATTAAGGAAGGGCAAGGCCGCAACGAAGCGCTTTATAAATACGGCTGCTCGCTGCAATCAGATTCACGGCCTGACGAGGAAATCGAAGGCTTGATGTACGCATACAACAAAGCGCGGTTTGACCCGCCACTAGGCGATGCCGAGTTTTCAAAGTGCGTGCGCAACGTGTTATCGAACGTGCCTAAAGGCCACTCCGAGGAAGTCAAGCAGCAGGAGAAGCGAGGAAGGCCGCGCAAGTTCGATCATGCGGCAATCGCCGAACAGCTCATCACAGAGAACGGCGCGTGCTTTGTCGATGGCATGCCAGCCATACGCAACGGCAAGATTTACGAAATCGGCTGGAAGGCCGTTTCGCGCGAAATCATCAAGCTTCGAAAAGACGCGACCAGGACGAACCAAAAGGAAGTGCAGCACTATCTAACGGTGATGGCAGAGCAGAAAAAGCAATCGCCGCCGAATCTGATAGCCTTCGCTAACGGCGTGCTCGATATCACGACGATGGAGCTAAGGGATTTCGAAGAATCGGACGTTATACCGAACATAATCCCGCATGACTGGGTGGCCGATGCCGAATGCGCGGCGGTGGACAGCACGCTATTAAAGATGGCTTGCAACGAATCGGACGTGATCGAATCGCTCATCGAGGTCGTTGGCGTGTGCATGTACCGCTCTTCTGAGTTCACGCAATCGGCTATCCTGCTTGGCGAGGGCAGCAACGGAAAGTCCACGTATATACGCATGATTCAGGCGCTTTTGGGTGTTGAAAACATTTCATCGCTTGACATGTCGATGCTGGGCAAGCAATTCCATACAGGGCAGCTTGCCGGAAAACTCGCGAATCTTGGCGATGACATTTCGAACGAATTCCAGCGCGGCGATTTGCTGTCAATCTTCAAAAAGGTAGTAGACGGCAACAGGGTCTACGCTGACGTTAAAGGCGTTGAAGGTTTCGAGTTCGAGCCGTATTCGACGCTGGTATTCAGCGCTAACGAGTTCCCGCGACTAGCCGATTACACCGACGGCATGCTACGGCGGATTTTCCCCATCGAATTCAACGCGAAGTTTTCGAAAACTGATGCCGACTACGACCCGCGCATCTCGAAGAAAATCACGACCGAAAAGGCATGCCAGCGGCTTGCCGTGCTCGGCGTTATGGGGTTGCATCAAGTGATCGAAAACAACGGATTCACGCCCAATGCGGCGAGCAGCAGGCGCGTGGAGGAAATCAAGGCAGAGAACAACACCACGCTTTCATGGGCGCTTGAGTTCGGATGGACAACGGCAACGCTCGAAGGCGCAATCGGAATGACGCTGTACACCGAGTATCGCGATTGGTGTCAGGAATGCGGATTGCAGGCAGTTTCGCGGAACAAATTCACGCGACAGATTAACAAGGAATTCGGCATGAAATCAGTTGCCGAATGGGTTGACGGGCAGACGAAAAAGGCGTTTCGGATGGCGTGAAAAACCGCCGAAAAATCCTTACGGTTTGGTTCTGAAAAAGCGTAAGGAATGCGTAAGGGGACTTAGTAACATTTGGCTAACATTACGCATTTTTACGAAAAAAAGCGTAATGCGTAAGGAAAGCGTAATGCGCAAACGCGCAGGTCAAAAGGCTAAAATTACGCATCCTTACGGTATTACGCATTTTCTATACTCTCAACCTTAAAAAATAAGTAAAAAATAAATAAATATATTAGGAATAGGGGCAAAAGCGTAATGCGTAAGGATTCGCAAGGCGCGGATTATTGCCCGAAAAAGGTGGACAATGCGCTACGTTTCACTCTTTAGCGGAATCGAAGCGGCGTGATTGCATGGCTAGGACACGAACGCTCGAAAACCAGCTATCGCTAACGCTTTTCGATTCCAGCGAAACCCGCGAGAAGAAGCCGCCGAGCTACGAGCAACCATGCGGTATTCGCGATTGGTGCGGCGCGTACCATTGCGAAACGGGCGGTTGCGATGGGCGGCGCGGATGGTGCAGCAACGCGCAGAACGCATACACGCCAGGAAAATGCATCTTAGAAAAGCGCAAGACTGGCAAGAAGTCGTTTTGCGCGCCGTGGCAGACGTGGACGAATTGCCGCGAGGTTGGTCATTGCGTTTATGCCGCGTGGAAAGATGCGCGAAAATAGCGATTCTGATTAACAGGATGCCTGTAGCGGCACGATAGCGAAAAAATCGACTAACTACACCAGAAACAACAAAATAGCGGCTTACGAAAAGCCTGAAACGGCTTAGATTTGATATGCCCTGATGGGAAGTTAAAAACAGGAGGTGTTTTTATGATTATCCAACTTGACGAGAAAACGCGCATTTCTGGCGATTCGCTCGATTGGCGCGTCGAAGCTCTCATCAAAGACAAAAAGAATGGCGAGTATTGGCAAGGAAAGAATTATTTCCCATCGCTCGAACACGCCTTGCAATTCGCTTTCGAAAAGAAGCTAAAGAAATCCAGCAGGCTCGCGCTGTCGCTCGATGACTACGTGGACGAGCTGAACCGCTGCAAGAGCGAAATTCTCGCGGCCATATGCTCGATGACGCTCTAGGAGGTAGACACCATGACCGTCACGATAGGAGACGTGAGCACCTTCCCGCATCCACGCGCCGACAAGGCGCAAGTGCTGAAAATCGGCGAGGAGTGCATGGAAGTGTTCAGCGCGTGGGAAGGTTGGCAATATTGCCTAAACGCTGATTCGAGCGATTGTAAAGAGTGGGCGTGTGATAGAAGCTGCATATTCCGTAAGCGGATAGTGGACGAATGCGCCGACGTAATCCAAGCGACGTGTAACCTGCTCGCCGCTCTAGGCGTGGACGATATGCACAAGGAAATGAAAGCTTGCGAGCGCAGGAACCGGGCGAGAGGTCGCTATGAATAGAAAGGAGATAGCGCATGGAATACGATGAATTTCTAGCATCGAAGCGCATAGCGCAAAAGCCAAACGGATTCGAGCCGCAAAGCCTGAATCCGTTTTTGTTTTACTTCCAAAGAGACATAGTAACATGGGCGTGCCGCAAAGGCCGTGCGGCAATTTTCGCCGATTGCGGCATGGGTAAAACAATCATGCAGCTTTCATGGGCTGAACAAGTCCACGCGCACGAAGGTGGACAAATCCTAATCGTTGTTCCGTTGGCCGTTGCCGCTCAAACTTGCCGCGAGGGCGCAACATTCGGCATCGAGGTAAACAAGGCGCGAAACGCCGACGAATTGCAAGACGGCATCAACATAACGAATTATGAAATGCTCCAACATTTCGAGGGCGTTGACTTTAGCGGCGTTGTACTTGATGAATCGTCAATCTTGAAAAGCTACACGGGCGCGATTCGAAATCAGATTATTTCAATGTTCAAATTCACGCCGTTTAAACTGGCATGCACGGCAACGCCATCGCCGAACGACTACATGGAACTTGGCAATCATTCAGAATTTCTCGGATGTATGGACAGAAGCGAAATGCTCGCTATGTTTTTCATCCACGACGGCGGCAACACGTCGAAATGGCGGCTTAAAGGTCATGCAGCTTCGAAGTTCTGGGACTGGGTTTCAACGTGGGCGTGCATGATTACGAAGCCGTCCGATTTGGGTTATGACGATGGCGATTTCGAGTTGCCGGAGCTGCGAATCAATACGCACGTGATCGAAAGCGGCATGAACCAGGAAGGCCGATTGTTCGCCGTTACCGAAACGACGCTATCAGAGCAGCAGAAAGCACGGCGCAACACCATCGAAATCAAGGCCGACATGATAGCGCAGTACGTCAATTCATCCGATGATTCTTGGCTTATCTGGTGCGACCTAAACACCGAATCAGAGCACTTGGCGCTGTCGATTCCCGACGCTATCGAGGTTCGCGGCTCAGATTCGCCAGAGCACAAAGAAGATGCGATGTTGGGATTTGCCGATGGCAAGTATCGCGTGCTGGTCACGAAGCCGTCAATCGCTGGTTTCGGCATGAACTGGCAGCATTGCCACAAGATAGCGTTTTGCGGCATGTCCCACAGCTACGAGCAGTTTTACCAGGCCGTGCGGCGCTGTTGGCGATTTGGACAAACAAACGAAGTGGACGTTGAGATATTCATTACCGACCTCGAACAGTCGATTGTCGAAAACGTCCTACGCAAGAAGAACGACAGCGAAGAAATGAGAATCGAGATGATGGCAAGAACGTCGAAGATTCGCGACGATGGCGAAAAGACAACGCGCGATGCGTCAGCGTATATCGAGGACACAAGGCGTGGTGAAGGGTGGACGATGCTACTCGGCGATTGCGTCAAGCGCATCGGCGAGATTGAAAGCGACTCCATAGGCTTTTCGGTGTTTTCGCCACCGTTCGCAAGCCTGTACACCTACAGCAACAGCGACCGCGACATGGGCAACTCGAAAACCGACGAGGAATTTGCAGATCACTTCCGTTACCTAGTGGACGAACTCTACCGCGTCATGATGCCAGGGCGCTTGGTTTCATTCCATTGCATGAATCTTCCAACATCCAAAGAGCGCGACGGGTTCATCGGTATAAAGGATTTTAGGGGCGATTTAATCCGCATGTTTCAATCGGTGGGATTCATCTACCACAGCGAAGTGACCATCTGGAAAGACCCCGTGACGGCGATGCAGCGCACAAAGGCAATCGGGTTACTCAATAAGCAGAAAAACAAAGATAGTTCGATTTCGCGTCAGGGAATACCCGATTACCTCGTTACGATGCGCAAACCCGGCGAGAATCCGCGACCGATTACGCATACCAACAACGACTTTCCGATTAGCGTATGGCAAAAGTACGCTAGTCCAGTTTGGATGGACATAAACCCATCGAACACGCTCCAATACCGCGCAGCTCGTGAAAACTCGGACGAGCGGCACATTTGCCCGTTGCAATTGGACGTGATCGAACGCGCCGTGAAGCTATGGAGCAATCCGGGCGATTTGGTCTTGTCCCCGTTCGGCGGCATCGGTTCGGAAGGCTACATTTCCGTTAAAGACGGGCGCGAGTTCATCGGAATCGAGCTGAAAAAGAGCTATTTCGACTTGGCTTGCAAGAACCTCGAAGCAGCCGTGGCCGAATCACAAGAGTTGACGCTGTTCGACATGAAGCAAGTTAGCTAGGCGGTGCGGTCATGGGCAAAGGGAAGAATCTTGCAACCCAGCGATATAAAGACAAGTTCGCATCCAGGCTGCGCGTGATATTGGCAGCTCGAAACGTCAGCGGCTCCGAACTTTCGCGCAGAACGGGCATCACCGAAACCAGCGTCAACGACTACTGCAATGGCAGGACGCTACCCAATGCCTATTTCGTCGCGAAAATCTGCACGGCGCTAAACGCCGATGCCAACGAGCTATTGGGGGTGCGCCGATGACGTGGCTTGAATTCCTAGTTTTCGGCTGTGACCTGAAAAAATGCGAATCCGGCAAGGCGTGCTGCAACCGCTGCTACCGCGTCTTGCCGAAATCCGCGTTTGATCTAAAGACCAACGGCCAGGTGCAGACGCTATGCAGGGAGTGTGCGGCTAGTGGACGAAAGTTTTAACTGCGCCGAAGTGCGCATCATCTTCGATGACCCGCGAGAACTTGAATACACGC